GCCCTAACCAAACCCTTCAATAGCTCGTAACGGAACGATAGCTCATTGATTAAGTTTAGGTGTTCTTTGTTGGTTTCGTCAGCCAGTACAGCATCATCAAGATCTTTGGCAGTTAGTTTAGAGGGATTCTCAATACGAACATTCTTACGGAGCGTTGCCATGTACTGACCATGGTCAGTTTCGGCATCAGATAGCTTTTTCTTAGCTAGTGCCATTAGCGCATGGTAATACGAGTATGTGGACGCTTGTTTCGATAGTTCAGAGTCTACACTAACATCGTCAAACTTCAACACATTATCAGAAATAATGTGGTAGTTTTCCCAAGTAAAGTTATCTAGTGATTTTTCTAAAGTTTGGCTCATTGTAGTGCTTTGTATAGTACGGTCATGAATTTATAAGAGTAGTCAAGTAGATTTATTTTTATTTAAATTAGGATTTTTCAATAAAAAGTTAGCTTCTGTAAGAATATCTAGGTTTCCTAGTTGATCAACACTTAAATAATCTCCAGCCTCTCCAATTTTTTGTAAAATATTTGGATTAAACTGTCCAGAATCAAGTACCCCAAACTTAAAAGGTATTTTATAATAAAAAACACCATCTATGACATTTGTAATTGTATAATTATTATAGTTTTCAAATCCCCAAATACCAGATCTTTGTACTGAAAATCTACTTCTTTTTGTTTGTCTTCTAACGAAAATTTCTCTAGGGTTAATATCACTCATTTTCTATACTCCTTACAGGGTCATCACACTCTGACATTCGAAGAATGTTATAGTCTACTTTAGCTGGAACCGTAAATCTAGGGACCCCGTTTCTAGACTTCATAATATATACTCTCATCATACCATTATCAAATTCTTCTTCAGTCTGGTTTAAAGACATGGAGAAATCACAAGGGCGAATTTTACCATAAGAATCTCCAAGCTCGACATCCGTGATAATACTACGCATTCTACCTTGGCGGTTAGTTTGTGTCGCAGTCCAAATTAAAATATCTTGTTCCATGGCTAAACCACGAAGTTCTTCTGCAATTCGTTGCTGGGCTTGATACTCATGTTGAATATCTCTAGTGGAACGCAATAGTTCAAGATAATCAATAATAATAATTTGTGGGACAAAATCATTATGATTCTTAAGTTGAACAAGTAAACTTCTAATTGTATTGACTGATGCCATCAAAGTTGGGTATTCTTTAATAACCAATTTACCTTTGAACACAGTCTGAAACTTATCCAATCGTTCCTTTACAGTTAGTTGATGCTTAGGATCTTTCAACTTAGCTTGGGGGACTAGAGTCATGATTGAATCAAACCTCTGTGCAATCTTATCTTCACTCATTTCAAGAGAAATATAGAGCACATTGTGGCCGTCAATCAGAGCTTGAACACCTTGATTAACTAGATAAAGAGACTTGCCTACTCCGGGGGGTGCAACAACCATGGCTAGCTCCTTAGAACCTAATCCGCCTTCCAAAGATTTATCTATTGAAGGGAATACAGTTCTAAATTTTACCGATGTTTTATCCTTACTAAAAGTTCTAGTCCAGCGATCAGAAAAATCAGTAAAATAATCTTGCCCAATATCTACTGTTTTACCAACTAGAAGTGCCTTCCTTACTAATTCCTCAACCTGCTCAACCTTGTTCTCCTTGATTAGAAGGATGCTTTCTGCAATAGCAGCTTTCATAGCTTCTTTCTTGGCAAACGATTCAATCAAATCAACAACATATTCTGAATTATTGATTGTTGAAGTATCCAAGGAGTTAATATAATTTAACTCATCTTCATAATCTGAGATATGTTCTCTAGATCCAAGATCTTTCTTAAGATCTTCTAAGATAAATACATCTGATGGTAGTGTATGATATTTATCATAGTAAGACTGGACTACAGTAAAAATCTTACTGTGACTAGGAAACTCAAAATACTGAGGTTTTACAAGTCCTACGATTTGTAGATAGAAATCGTTGTTGGACTTGAGGAAATAAAGTATTGCCCGTTGAATGTTCTCGTTGAATTGGTATGCCATTTCACTTCTTCTTCTTGGTTACAGAAGTATGTCTATTAGAGATATCCTCGGTTATTTTTCTTGACCTTTCAATTTTTTCTGAAGTCTCCTTATCAGACAACTTTTTAATTACTCCATCTTTAGCCATTTTTTCCCAATTAAAACTTACTTGTTTATATCTACCTTCTTTTTGGGAAAGTCTTTCCCCAGACTCTGCTATGGATCTTTTTAAGAATTTATTAGCTGAATCCTTGTCAAATCCCTTTGCAGCAAATTTACGATACCTTTGCTTTACTGTGTAGAAATCCATAGCACCTTTATTAGCTGCTCCACCACAACCATCATCGCCAAAACTAAAATTTATTTCACAGAAATATCTTTCACATTTAGCTTTGCACTGTTTACATTTGATTTTTTTGGGAGCCTTGCCTATACGAGCTTCTGACTCCCAAATAATCATACAATTTTCACAGTTGTATTCGTAGATAGGCATCAGGCACCACAGCCTCCTCCAACCATAGAACACGCTTGTCCATCAGCTACGCCAGTCTCTACTGAAGTTTTCATGTATTTTTCAATATTTTCAGTAGTGAGTGGGATTGCTGCTAGTGGTTCTTGCCCCTTAGAACCTGCACGATATACAGTTAACCCCTTCAAGTATTGTGCATATTCCAAAGAAGATTGATTAAAATCTTCAGGCTTGGCTGATGCTGGTAGGTTAATTGTTTTACTTATGCAGGAATCAATATACTTTTGAATTGTAGCTTGTACTTTAATATGCTCTTCTGGAGTTACATCGTAAGCACCCACGAATACATCTAACTTTTTATTTTGGTTATAGTACTCTTGGAACAAGGGGTCCACTACAACTTCTTCCTTCCAAACATTCGCATGTCTCCAACGACGATGATACATGGCAGCAAAAATAGGTTCGATTCCGCTTGATACACCATGCAACATAGAAATTGTACCACAAGGTGGTATTGTAAGCATTACAGCATTACGAATACCATATCTCTTGATTAACATACGGATTCTAGCTGGGAGTGTCTTGGCAAATTCTTCTCTTAAGTATAGACCAGATTCAAATGCAGGGAATGGAGCCTTGTCTCTGGCTAGATATACCGATTGCATATAAGCCTCGTCACGGATTGTTGAGAATAGTCTTTCTAGGAACTCCAAGCATTTCTCTGATCCATACCGTATACCGAGCTTGATTAGCATATAGTGTAACCCTGTTACACCCAACCCGATTCTACGAGAACGCTCCCCTACTTGCTTGCATTCTTCTGTTGGGAATGAATTTACAGTAAGAACATTATCCAAGAATCGAACACCTGTTCTTATTGTCTTTGCTAGTCGCTTCCAATCTACATCCTGTCCGTTTTCAGTAACCATATTGCTTAAGTTAATATTACCTAAGCAGCAATTACCATAACTAGGTAAACTAATTTCTCCACATGGATTAGTTGAATCCAACTTTTCGAAGTAAGAAACATTAGTATAACTATTAGCTAGATCAATATTGTAAATACCCGGATCCCCGCTTTCAACAGCGTTAGTCCAAATCTTATTCCATAAATCTCTAGCACGGAAGTCTTGCTTCCCAACAACCTCAAATTGATCCATCCAATGTTGCTTATGGAAATTATTTGCACGAGCAATTGCATCTTGCTCATTTAAAGCAACAACAGTTATATTTTCTCTTCTGTTCTGGTCAGTATTAAATCTAATTACATCATAACAATGATATTCCTTGTTATTAAATGTAAAATGCCAAGGTTCATTAAACTCAATAGCTTCTAAGAATCTATTAGTAATAGCTACTGAGATATTAAAATTAGTTAATTGCTTTTGATCTAATTTAACATGAAGGAACTCAAGAATATCTGGATGAGTTACATTCAGAATACCCATTAGAGCAGTTCTACGATTCTTTCCTGCACGAACATGGTTTCCTACTTCGTTGATCATTTGTAGGACGGAAACTGCTCCGGGGGCAGAATTAGCAACATTTCCTATATCATCACCACGGGGTCTAATTTTACTAACATTAAATCCAACCCCTCCTCCTGCACAGGATATACGATACATATCCATTACAGTTTTTCCAATTGAATCAACATTATCCTCTGGTATGATGACAAAACAGTTTAGCAGATTCTGTCTACGGCTTCTACCTGAGCCGTAAATAATTCTACCTCCGGGAATGAAGTCTCCAGATGCAATAGCTTCATAGAAGGCTCTCTCGACCCTTTCCTTTTCATCGTCTTTTTCAGCAGAAGCGATTACTTTAGATATTGCTTTTGCTCTATCAGACCACTTAGTCTCTCCGGGATAAGCATAGCGAGCTTCGAAAATTTCTTGACCTAGTTTATTTAATTGCGTAATCATTAAGATCTCCTTGATAGATACGATACACCGTTTTGTTTTGTTACTGTTAAGACTTTACAATTATCTATTAACGATTTTAGATAATTGTTATGTGTTATTATAAATAAAGTCTTATCTTTCTTTAGTTCGGATAGTAGTATGTAGAGTCCATCTAAACCATCCTGATCTAAATTTTCACCAACTTCATCCAAAAACATTAAGTTAGTGCTATCTCTTTTAGTATTAGTGAGTAAACTTTGTAATCCTAACATTACTGCTAGGCTTATTTTACGCTTTTCACCACCAGATAAGGATATAAAAGACAACTCTTTTCGATTTGTATAGATTTTCTCGTTTAATTCTTCGTCAAATTTAATAAAGAATTTTCCATTTGATAAATAAGAAAGATAATAGTTAATTCTACCATTAAAAAAGTTAAGGATATTTCTAATAATGTATTTTATTAATCCTGTTTCCGAGAAAGCTTTTTCCCAAAACTTCATTATCTCTAAATTTCTTAATAATTTAGCTTTATCATTATTTAAAAAATCAATCTTTTCCTCTATTTCAGATTTAGATATTTGTAAATATTCTTTTCTAGAGTGTAATTCATTTAGTTCTGCTATTAGTTTATACTTACTGGAAGGTATGGGTATTTTTTCTTTTA